TCATCAAGTGGTGAAGCAACATTTTCAAGTGCAACAGTTAGTGACTTAACTGCAGGTCGTGTTACATACGCTGGTACTAGTGGCGCATTAACTGATGAAGCAGGATTTGAGTATGACGCTGGCACTAATACACTATCAGCAGTTAACGTTACATCATCAGGTACTGTTACAGGCGGCACTTTAACTGATGGAACTGCTTCTTTAGCAAGTGGCTCATTAACATCAGCAGTTAATGTTACAGCCAGTGGTACAGTAACAGGTGGCACACTAACTGATGGAACTGCTTCATTAGCAAGTGGCTCTTTAACATCAGCCGTAAACGGTACATTTAGTGGTACTGTAACAGGTGGCACTTTAACTGATGGAACTGCTTCTTTAGCAAGTGGTGCACTAACAGGTGCTACAAACATTACAGCAAGTGGTACTATAACAGGTGGTACTTTAACAGATGGCGCATTTAGTGTTACAAGTGGTGCTGTTACAGGTGTTACTACATTGTCAACATCAGGCGAAGCAACCTTAGCAAGTGCTATTGTTTCAGACTTGACAGCAGGTCGTGTTGTATATGCAGGCACATCAGGTGCTTTAACTGATGAAGCAGGCTTTGAGTATAACGCTGGCTCTGATACATTAACAGTAGTTAATGTTGATGCTACACAAGTTGACGCAGGCAACTTAACTATTACTGGTAATGATATTACTGGTTCAAACGGTGAAGTTGTTGTTAACGATGCAGGTGCTGATGTTAACTTCCGTGTTGAAGGTGACACAGAAACTAACTTGTTAGTAGTTGACGCTGGTAGTGACTCTGTATTAATTGGTACAGCAACAGCAACAACTGAAGTGGCACTTAAAGTTGGTACTAGTGACTCTATCATGTTACCAGTTGGTCCAACTGGCGATCGTCCTACTACAGGCGTTGCTGGTATGTTACGTTATAACTCAACAACTAACATTATTGAGTTCTATAACGGTACTGATTGGCAGTCAGCACAAGGCTCATTTACTGTAATTGCTACAGAATCATTCAATGGTGATGATTCAACAACAGCATTTACTTTAAGTTCATCACAAACTACAGCATCATGTATTGTAAGTATTAACGGTATTGTTCAGTTGCCAACATCTGCTTATGGTGTGTCAGGTACTACATTGACATTCACAGAAGCACCAGCAACTGGTGACGTAATTGAAGTTCGTCAGTTAACAACTACAACAACTGTTACACAGTTAGCAGATAGCAACTCAAGTATTAGTGTTAGTGCTAGTGACGGTGTTGATATCGTTGTTGACCAAACAGGCGTTACAGTTGGTACATCAGCAACTACAGTTGACTCATTTGCAACATCAGCATACAGAATGGCAAAATATGTCTTAATGGCAGAAAATGCCGCTGGTGATGATTGGGAAGCCGCTGAAGCGATCGTAGTACACGATGGCACAACAGCGACATTAACTGTGTATGGTGTAACGGCAACAGGTGCTGACAGTTGGACATACTCTGCAACAATTAGTGGTGGCAATGTATTATTACAGGCTACTGCTGGTGAAGCAAGTACAACAGTTAAGTTCCAACCAACTTACATTAGAGCATAATAACTAACTTATAAGGAAAACGATAATGTTAGCAGTAGAAAAACTATACAGAAGCAACTACGTTGAAGAAGACGTAGTTGTGGAAGGAGCACTTGTAGGACAGAAATGGACGTTTACGTCAGAGACTGTTTCTAACCAAGTGACTAACAATCAGATTTCCAATAAGGCAGTTGTTATAGGTAACGGTTTATCTAGAAACGATGTAGATCTTGAAAAACTCATAGGCCACCACAGTGGCCTATTGGGTGCTGACACATTACAGACTTATGCTTGTAATGCGGCATTTAGAGATTTAAATCCAGACTTCTTAATCGTTACATCACCAGTAATATGTAAAGAACTTGCGAACCACTCATATAGAGAATCTCATGTTGTTTATACAGATCATCAGTGTATGAAGGCTCATCCGAATAAGTTTTATCTTATTCCACATAACCTTTATTCAGATGCAGGAACTATTGCATTAAGAACTGCATGTTTTGATGGACACAGAAAAGTCTATATGGTAGGTATGGAAGGTCATGACAAATCAGGTTACAATTATAATGTCTATGCAGGTACTAACGGATACGAAGGTGTTCATAGAACCAAAGACCAAGTAATTGATTCTAACCAATGGGCTCGTGACAAAGCACAAGTTATGAAAGCATATGACAATGTAGAATTTTTCTGGGTAACCAGTACTGGTAATTATAATGTACATCCTAGTTGGAAAGAATTACCAAACTTTAGTCAAGTTAAAGTTAGAGATTTTGTTTTAAATAACGATCTATAATTTTTAAGATTAAAAAGATAAAAGCACCTCCGGGTGCTTTTATTTTGACTATAAAACCGCTTCTAGAGTTTTAATTTTTTGTGCGATTGCATCAAATTTAATTGTGCGATAAACACCTGGGTGCAATGGTTTAGGGTGATCTTCTAGTTTAACCCAGCAGTATCCGCGATGTTCATTGTTTAGTTCAGGAACAAATTCTGTATCAACTGGTGTGATAAATGTATGGTAAACAAAGTTTCCGTTCTCACTGGTAAACTTTTCTACAGGAATTAGTCTAGCATCGTGAATAGTACCACCTAGTTCTTCTTGAATTTCACGCATAAGACTTTCAGTGATTGATTCATTGGATTCTACTTTGCCGCCAGGCAAACCCCAACTACCTTCAAATTTATGCGAATTTCTTAGAACAAATAGATATCTTTTGGTTTCTGTGCAGTAGATGAAAGCACCAACGTTAACTAAAGGACCAGTGTCCATACGCCGTTCTTGTACTCTCCCTCGTAACTCTTGACCCATTGACTTCCTGTCCACTTATATTGAACTCCAGTTGTTAGATTAGTAGTATATTGTACACTCTTTTCATTCTTACTGTCAAATGTAACCACCCACTCTGTTCCAGTCCACTCAATGATATCATAGGCATTGGCTACAATATTTTCACCACCAGTGCCTTGCCATACTTCAGGACCATAGCCTGCTGAGTTATCAAAATCACCAATTGCGTTTAACAATAAAAATCTTGTGCCAGCAGTTTTAGCCGCTACCTTATCTGGTGTAGTAGACGCAGTTGGATCTATAATAGAATTTACAGAAGGTACAGTGTTTACTGGTAGTGTGTCTATATCAGCAGTAAACAACATTATATATGGGTCGCTAGGATGATATGCCACAGTACCCACTACTTCGTTGCCGTCGTCCATTTCTAACCTAATCTGACTAAATCCATTAGTTAATTCACCATATACGTTGATCAGATCCTTCCAATTTTCTTTTCCACCTACTTTAGTCTGTGGTAAGGCTGTTGGATCTCTTGGGTCCACAAACTCTTCTACACGTAACAACTGTAATTGATTACCTAACAGAGTAACACCATAGTCCATTGGTGTAAAGTACCGTCTATCACCTAACAATTTAGTCCCGTCTGCTATTGATAAATCTAAATCACCAGTACCGTCATATATACTAGAAATAATTTTATGTATGACTCCAAGTTTTTTAACTTTTGCTGGAGATGATATCCAAATTGGTAAATCAAATGTTAGAGTAGCAACGTCAATTGGGTTTTCTGTGCCAATTGGTACTGAACGTGATGACCAGTTAACACCTGTTAAGAATACTGCACTTAAACTAGACCAATCAATGTAGTTGTCTGTTGATTGTATTTCTAATGCAGGGTTAAACAGAGTACCTATTTGTTCAATTAACTGTAATTTTTGTTCTGTGTTTGATGTCCATATATCTACTTTAAGTTCTAGTCTATATGGTACAGGCATATGACGTTCAACAGTAAACGCATCGCCCTGTCTATTCTCATAACTTTCTGTATCTTCGTTGTAGTACTTTTGTCTGATGTGCATTTTACCTATAAAGTTAGGTTCTTGCACACGCTCTCTATCATAGTTTAAAGCACTGACATAGACAGCCATTGCAGGTACACTTTGCATAGCACTTTCACTGTTGTCACGTAAAATATTAGCAACCATACGACTACTGTCACCGTAGAATACAGGAACCTGTTGTAGAGTAGTATTACCTGTACGGTCTTTACCAAACTCAACTTGAAAGTTACTTATCATACGAATAAACTGTACAATAAATCGTCTTATCTGTCCATCATAGAAAAACTGTTGTGCCATATTAATCTGCCGTTGGTTTCAATGCTTGACTTAATCCTACACGTTCTGGATCTGTATTTTCAAATATTGCATATTCTACTACATCACCACTGACAATACTTACATTACTTGTGATAGTAATCGCAGTATTACCACTGCTGTTACTCATAGTATTGTCAACTTTAAAGCCGTTTAACTGTGTTCTTACACCATTTGTACTAACATAAGCAATTGAAGTTTCAATTAACTTACTACTCATACTAAATGATGTTGTTATAGTGTTACCAGGAATCACATAAGGATCTGCGGCTCTTATAGCATCATATCCAATACGTCCTGACATGTATTTTTCTGTATTATTAACGAATCCACTTCGTTGTGTCTGGTTATCACTACCTGGTGTTAATGAAGTTCTCACATCATCCTCAACTTTTGTCCATCGTTTACCATCATATCTAAATAGTCTGTTTGGTAAGTAATCTAATCTTAAGAAATATGTTCCTGCTTGTGGTGAACTTGGAAAACTTAGTCCTGTCTGCACAGCAAAACCATTTGGCGGTAGTGCATCACCTGTTAAGTATCCTGATACTTTAAGACTTGGTGTTGTTGCAGAATCACTAGCATCTGGAGACCCATCATTGTCACTAGCATCTGGAGATCCATCACTGTCACTGGCATCTACATTATTAATGTGTCCAGGATACCCTGTGTCTAATTCAGGTTGTACCCAAATACTGGTAGTGTCATAGCCTGATTCAGGAACATCATTTTCTGCTTGTTCAATGACTTTTTCGTTAATATCTTGATATTTGTCAAATGTACTAAGCAGTTCACCTAGTGTACTGTTAGTGTTTTCGCCTGCTTTAATATTATCAAGTATATCTTTGTATTCTTGTGAGTCAACCAATGGTTGTACTTTAATACGCCATAAGTGCCCATACCAAGTTGGAGCAAATCCTTCTGCGGCTCTGGTAGCATCTTGAACTACATAGTAACGTTTAAGTGCGGCTGGTACAATATCATCAGGATCTAACGGATAAAAGTCTTTAAGATGTGGTAACTCAATAACATCACCTACCATAACTTTACGACCCAATGTTTCTACCATGTCATTCATGTGTAAAACAATAAACAGAGTATCACTGGTTAAGAATAAACCAAACTGTGTTAGATCAAAATCGTTGTCATTGATACGATATATACCACGCATTTGATAAACACTGTCATCATACTTGCGATCTCTATTTTCCAAGAACAATAAGTCTTGAATGTTCTTTTCACTTTGGTTTAGATACTTAGGTTGTGTAGCATCTGTTGATGTGCCTTGATCAATAGGACCAAGATATTTGTGAACATTAATGTCTGTACCGCCAATGGTAAACATTTCTGACATTCTACGGTCAAAAAATTTGTAGTCATTTCCGTGATTTGGGCGCCAAAGGCTTAATCGTGGCATTAGTGTTATCCGTTATATTATCATAGTATTTATCGTTATTGACACTCTAGGTAATTGAATGTTATAATTAGTATTATGCAAATAGAAACTAGTTTAGACTGGCAAACAGTATATCCCAAACTTATTAAGTTAGCAGAAGGTACTGGAGAACATCAGAAAGATATGAAAAAGATTGTGAAAAATCTTGAAACAATGGTAACTGAACTAAGTATTGAAGAAGTAGAATGCAGACGTAAACAACAACAGACAAAGAAACATAAAGAAATAGTAACTAGAATCAACGAAGAAATAGTTAATTATGAACAAATGATTACATTTGGTACATTATTAAATGGTTGACAGTATTGCATACGTCAACTATAATATGTTAAATGACTATTGAATTATTAGGAAATAAAATGGCAATTAAAGTATCCAAGAAAAAAGGCGGAGTAAAAATCGTCACAGACAGAACTGGTAAACAGTACGAACCTAAATGGGAAGAAGCAGACTCTTGGTCTGGCGAGTATTTTAATGCCTATAAGCATTCTGCGTTAAATTATTATAGAATGGAATCTAAGAGTGCTAACAGTAAAAAATGGGTTATTGCCTGGGTAAATCACAGTGATCAATGGAAAAAGCATAGTAAACTAATTAGTAAAAATTCAGATAGTCAATTTTCATTAACCTTAGGTGCTATCTGTAGAATGTTAAGTTTAGGCATGCCAGCAGAGCATAAAGCATATAAAGAATATTGGGAAAGTTTACCTGGTACATCTGGTGAAGCAAAAAATCCTTTAGATTTTATTAATAGAAAATTAGAAGAATTGTTACTAGCATCTGAAGATGTATTTGAAGAAATTAAAAAAGATAAAAAAGAAAAAACACAGCAACCAACTATTCAAGATCGCATGAATGAAATTGCCAACAAACATATTTTACATTTTGAATTGTTTGAAGATCGTTTAATAGATGGCGAAACAGTAAACGACCCTAAAGCATTTGATTATCTTAAAACAGAGAATTGTCCTCAAGCACTAATTAAAAAAATTAGAGCATTCTTTGAACCGCATAGGCAAGAACTAATAGAAGCCAAAGCAGGACAAGATGAGCAACTAAAAGAAGCATATAGTCACTACAAAGCGGCGGATTATAAACGATTTGAAACGTTTTATAGCAAATTATTTGCTGATTTAGACAGTTACGAACAAGTTAAGAAAGCAACTAAAAAAGCCAGAGTACGTAAAGCACCTTCAAAAGAAAAACTAGTTGCTAAGATGAAGTATCTCAAAGAAGACAGTAAGTCCAAACTAGTCAGCGTTAATCCAGTAGACATTTTAACAGCAGAGCAGTTATGGGTGTACAATGTTAAAACACGTAAACTAGGTCGCTATGTTGCTGACCCACATCAAACAACGTTAAGTGTTAAAGGTACAAGTATCATAGGATACGATGAAAATCAAAGTGTACAAAAAACTCTACGTAAACCAGAACAGCAGTTAAAAGACTTTTTAGGTTCTAACAAAGTACAACTGCGTAAGTTTTTAGAAAATATCAAAACAACAGACACTAAACTTACTGGACGTATTAACACTGACACTATATTATTAAAAGTTTTATAGTTCAATTAGCATAAATACTAGAAACAAAGGTATTTAACTAATGGCTACAATTAAACCAAATCTATCAGCAACACTATCTGTAACAACAGACAGCCTATATGACCAACCCACGGGTACTGGCCCAGGTCCTATAGCATTTGATGATAGTGGACTACCTACAGAAATTACTAAGAAAAACGAAATTATTGAATATATTCGTTTAAGACTAGGTGATCAAATTGTTGATGTTGAAGCAGACAAAGAACACTTTGACATGGGTATCAAACAAGCATTTCAGCGTTATAGACAACGCAGTTCAAATGCTGTTGAAGAAAGTTATGCCTTTTTAGACATTTATCCAGAAACTCAAGAATACATACTTCCTACAGAAATCATTGATATTAGAAAAGTATTTAGACGTGGCATTGGTTCAGTGACAGGTACAACTGCTAGTCAGTTTGAACCATTTGCTTCAGGCTACTTAAACACCTATATGCTAGTAGCAGGACGTGTTGGCGGACTTGTAAACTACGAATTGTTTACAGGTTATCAAGAACTTGCTATGCGTATGTTTGGTGGACACATGAATTTTACATGGAACAAGGTTAGTAAAAAACTAACACTGGTTCGTAAGCAACCATGGCAAGGTGAAAACTCAAGCGAAACAGAATCTGTATTGCTATGGACATATAATTATAAACCAAACGTAATGTTATTAAATGACCCTCAGGTATATCCATGGATACAAGACTATGCCTATGCTTTAGTCATGATATCAATTGGTCAAGCACGTGAAAAATTTGCTAGTATTGCTGGTCCACAAGGCGGCACAGCACTCAATGGTACAGCACTAAAAACAGAAGGCTTTACTCTATTAGATAAATTAGATCAAGAAATTTCAACATATATGGATGGTGGTGCACCTTTAACCTGGACTATTGGTTAATCAACTGTTGACTTTCTCGCTGTTTTTCTAATATAATATAATTTGTTCAACGGGAGTTTCAATGTCAAAAATTATAGGTATCTGCGGTTTCATGGGCAGTGGTAAAGACACCATTGCTGATTATCTAGTTAACGTTCACGGATTTAAAAGAGAAAGTTTTGCCAACAGTCTTAAAGATGCTGTTGCGACCACATTCAATTGGGATCGTGAAATGTTAGAAGGACGATCAAAGCAGAGCCGTTTGTGGCGAGAACAAGTAGATGCGTGGTGGGCTAAACGCTTAGATATGCCTAATCTTACTCCTAGGTGGGTACTACAATACTTTGGTACAGAAGTAGTCCGTAACGGATTCCATGATGACATGTGGATTGCGAGTTTAGAAAACAGGCTAGCACAATCAACAGACGACATAGTAATTACAGACTGTCGTTTCCCTAATGAACTAAAAGCAATACGTGCCGCTGGTGGACAATGCGTCAGAGTTAAACGTGGTCCTGAACCAGACTGGTATGATGCGGCTGTACAATACAATAAAGGACCTAAGCGTAACATGACTTGGGCTCTAAGTAGAGGACAACTAGAGAATAAAGGTATACATCCAAGTGAATATTCATGGGTAGGACAAGAGTTTGATTGTATATTTGAAAATGATGATACTCTAGATAGTTTATATACTAAAGTTGAAACATTCTTTGGCTTTACTGATCAGGAACAAGATCTCCTTGTATCCAGCCAAGATTCTGTTTTGAAACCTCAATTTGACAATTAGTACATATAGTTTTTAAATTACTGATACTGTTGTTTTTAAGATTTCCATCTACATAATAAACAGATAACTGTTCCTTATATCTAGCCTTAAATCCACACTTTTCACATACTTCTTTTTTTCTGTATCCAACCCTGAGCCAAGCAGGTTTAAAAGGGCGTTTGTGTTGCCCTTTCCTTATACAACTATCACAATAACTGCGGTATCTACGCTGGCCTTTTACGATATAATTCACCGCGGCAGGCCTGTGTTTACACGCTTTACATAAGGGTCTATTCTGCATTTAAAGTATTTATAATATAATACCTTTCAAAGGGCAGTTAACTAGTGCAATTTTAGACATAATTTATAAATAGTTATAACGCATTAAAATTAAGATGATACACAAAAGGAATAAAGACCATGGCTTTAACATCACCAGGAGTAGAAGTAACCGTAATTGACGAGAGTCAATATACGCCTACCGCAGTTGGTACAGTTGCGTATATCCTACTTGCTACTGCACAAGACAAAACAAACCCAAGCGGTAGTACTGCTAGTGGTACTACAATGACTAATGCTGAAAAATTAGTTACACTTTCAAGTCAACGTGAATTAACAAGTTTATTTGGCACACCAACATTCCAAACTAACGCATCAGGTAATCCAATACATGGTGACGAAAGAAACGAATATGGGTTACACGCGGCTTACAGTGCATTAGGTGTTGCTAACAGAGTTATTGTACAACGTGCTAATATTGACCTAGCACAGTTAGCAGGATCAAGCATTAGACCAACAGGCGAAGCAACAGATGGCGCACACTGGTTAGACTTATCTAGTACTAACTGGGGTGTATATGAGTGGGAAGAGGAAGAAGGCTTCGTACTTAAGACACCAACTATTATTAACAATTCAGACAATGTTTCAGCAGGTGCACCAAAAACATCAGTAGGTTCAGTTGGTAACTATGCAGTTGTAACAACAAGTACAAGTAATCCTATCTACTACAAAAAATATGACAATACATGGGTATTAGTAGGTAGTGAAGATTGGCAATCATCACAAGTAGCACTTAGAGGCACTGCTTCTAATCCTGCAACACTTGCTATTGGACAACTGATGCGTATTAACACAACAAACGTTGTAATGACAGGCACTACAGTAACACAAGCGGCCGCAGATGTTAATGCCGCAAGTATTCAAGGTGTTACAGCAACAGCAAGTGCCGCTGGTCAGTTAGAAATTAGAATTGATGCTACATCAGCAATTTCAGGTAACACATCAGTACCAACAGGTACAGCAATTATTCAAACACCACTAAGTGGAACAGACTGTGCTGAGATTTTAGGCTTATTAGCATCAGGTGAAGTAAGCAAAACAATCAACGCACCAGCAGTACACTATGGTGGCTATACTAATCCGCCTGCTTGGAAGTCAACAGACACAACACCAAGACCAGATGGCAGTGTATGGTTAAAAACAACTACAAAAGGCAATGGTGCTAATCACGGTATTAAAAAATACAGTTCAGCAACAGGTACATGGAACTTATTAACTGCTCCATTGTATGCTAGTGACTCAGCCGCAATTGGTGCATTAGATCCAACAGGTGGCGGTACACAAATTGCACAAGGTACTGTGTATGTTAAGTATGACGTTACACAAGACGGTGATGACTTACCACAATTAACATTTAAACCATATGTTAAAAACGTTGTAGGCGCATTAAAAATTACAGGTACTGTACCTAGTTCACCATTAACATTTGTAACAAATGATACATTCACAATGACAGTAAGTGTTCCTGGTTCAGCAGATACATCAGCAACAATAACACTAACAGGCACAACTTCAGCAGATTTTGTTGAAGCAGTTCAAACAGCAAGTCTGCAAAATATTGCGGCCGCTATTGAATCAAGTGGTGCTATTAGTATTAGTCACTTAGCAGGTGGTACAATTCAGTTTGACGTTGGTACAGGTACTCCATTAGCAACTGCTGGTTTAACAACAGCAACTAATGTACAATCACTCATTACAAACGTAAGATGGTTAGCAAGTCCATTTGGTGCATTAACTTATGTTCCAGATACAACTGCACCGTTTAGCGATCCAGCAAAAGGCCAATTATGGTACTACAATGATGCAACAGAAGTTGATATCATGGTACATGATGGTTCAGGTTGGAAAGGTTACAAAAACGTAACTAACGATGCACGTGGTATGAACTTATCATTAACTGATCCAAACGGTCCTATTATTTCAGCAAGTGAACCTGTTCAACAGTCAGATGGCACAGCACTTGTACAAGGTGACTTATGGATTGATTCAGGTGAGTTGTTAAACTATCCAAAAATTTATCGCTACACAACAGCATTTGGCGGTGCAAGTTCAAGTTGGGTATTGATTGACAATACAGACCAACTTAGTTCAGATGGTATTCTGTTTGCAGATGCACGTTGGGCAACTAACGGTACAACAGATCCAGTAACTGACGCTTTCCCAGCAATTACTGATTTAGATGATAGTGATTATATTGATCAAGATTGTCCAGACTATCAACTATATCCAAGAGGTGTATTGTTATGGAACACACGTCGTTCAGGTTATAACGTAAAACGTTTTGAACCTACATGGCACGCTGATGCTACTAACCCTCCAACACAACTTGGTGCTTGGGTTTCACAAAGTGGCTTAGATGCAGACGGTGTACCATATATGGGTCCAAGAGCACAACGTAACACAGTTGTTGAAGCACTTAAATCTGCTGTTGCATCAAGTACAGATTTGCGTGAAGAACAAGTTGAATTTAACTTAATGGCATGTCCTGGTTATCCAGAACTAATGCAAAACATGATTACTTTAAATAATGATCGTAAAAATACAGCGTTCATTATTGGTGATTCACCAGTACAGCAATCATCAAGTTCAACTTCATTAACAGCATGGGCTCAAAACACAGCACTTGCTACTGACAACAGTTTAGATGGACTTGTAAGTTACAGTGAATACCTAGGTGTTTACTATCCAGCAGGTTTATCAACAAGTTTAGCAGGTGACACAGTTGTAGTTCCAAGTTCACATATGATGTTAAGAACTTACATTAGAAGTGACAACGTATCGTTCCCATGGTTTGCACCAGCAGGTGTAAGACGTGGTGTTATTGATAACGCTACTGCAATTGGTTGGGTTGATGAAAATGACGCTTCAACATTTAAGAGTATTGGTGTAACTAACTCATTACGTGATATCTTGTATGAGAACAAGGTTAACCCAATTACAGTTTTACCAGGCTCAGGTATTGTTGCTTATGGTCAAAAGACTAGAGCAAGCCAAACATCAGCAATGGATCGTGTTAACGTGGCACGTTTAGTTGCTTACTTGAGATTGGTACTTGATAAAGTTGCAAGACCATTTATATTTGAACCAAATGATACAATTACTCGTAACCAAGTAAAACAAGCATTTGAACAAGTATTAAATGACATTCTTGCTAAACGTGGTATCACTGACTATCTAGTTGTTTGTGATGAAACAAACAACACTTCAGATCGTATTGCTAGAAACGAACTTTATGTAGATATTGCTATTGAACCAACAAGAGCAATTGAGTTTGTTTATATTCCAGTACGTTTGAAAAACCCAGGTGATATAGCGGCAGGTAATTAATAAAGTACGTATATAATTGGGAGAAGAAATTCTCCCAATGGCGTACCAAAAATAGGTAAATACTATAAAGTATAAAGGATTAATAAAATGGCTGTTTCATCATTAAACAAATTTACGGTACCGTTAAGTACAAACCAAAGTGCTAGTTCACAAGGTTTGTTAATGCCAAAATTAAAGTTTCGCTTTCGTGTTACTTTAGAAAACTTTGGTATTAGTCAACCAACAACGGAAATGACCAAGCAAGTTATGGACTTTACTCGTCCACAGGTTGCTTTTAACCAAATTGAAATACCTATTTACAACAGTCGTGTTTACCTAGCAGGTCGTCCAGAATGGCAAGCATCAACAATCCAGTTCCGTGATGACGCAGGTGGTCAAGTTGCTAAACTTGTTGGTGAGCAAGTTCAGAAACAGTTTGACTTCATGGAGCAAAGTGGTGCGGCGGCAGGTATTGATTATAAATTCATTACACGTTGCGAAATCTTAGATGGTGGTAACGGTGCTAACGAAGCAACAGTATTAGAAACTTGGGAAATGTACGGTTGCTACTTACAAGACATTAACTACAATAACGTTGATTATAGTACTAATGATCCTGTAACAATCACAGCACAAATTAGATACGACAACGCTGTACAAACACCAATTGGTACTGGTTTAGGTACATCAGTAGGTGAAGCGTTAGTTAGATCAGTAGCAGGTGTAGGTGCTATTACTGGCTAATTAACAACAGTAATTTAAAAAAGCCTGGCTTAAACCCCAGGCTTTTTTTATGGATAAATACTTAAAACGGATATTTAATTATATGGCAGGCTTATTTTCTAACTTTTTTCAACAAGCATTAACAGGTCCTAACCTACGTGACTATCGCCATGGCCAACGTACCTTTGTTGACAGTTTATATAGATTAAGTCCAAAGTATACACATTTATTTCATGTGTACTTTGATCTAAATCCTAGTGTGGCTTCAGTAACACAGAATGAGCAAATTGAAATAGGTATGATGGCTAAAACAGCAGACTTACCTAAATTCAGTATTACACAAAAAACATATAATGCCTACAATAGAAAAAACATAGCACAAGATAAAATTAACTATGATCCTGTAAGATTTACCTTACACGACGATTCAGCAGATGTTGTTAGAAACTTTTGGTATGACTACTATTCATACTACTATAGAGATGCAGACTATTCAGAAGAAATGTATAGAATGCAACACAAATATAGTCTAAGACAACAAAAGGGATGGGGTTTTTCTCCTAAGGCTGATAGTCCTTATCTGACAGCAATTAGAATTTATAGTTTACATCAGAAACAATTTAGTGCTTATAACTTGATTAATCCTATCATTACTGATTTTGCTCATGGCCAACATCAGCAAGGATCTAATGATGTAATGCAACATGAAATGACCATAGCCTATGAAGCAGTTCAATATGCGTACGGCACTGTAAGTAACGGCACAGTCCAAGGCTTTAATGTTATGCACTATGATAACACACCAAGTCCTTTAAGTTCACTAGGTGGCGGAACAAGAAGTATTTTAGGTCCAGGTGGCTTAGTTGATACAATTGGTGGCACACTGACTAATCTTAACCAAGGCAATTATCTAGGTGCGGCCTTTACAGCACTAAGAGGTGCTCAAACTTGGAAAGGTGCTGACCTTAAAGAAATAGCAACTGGCGAAGCACTTCAAGTTGGTCAAAACATACTTAGAGGATCAAATCCTACTAGTCAATTCTTTGTTCCAACTGCTAGTTCTGTGAACGCATCACAATCAAGAGCAATACCTAGACAAGGTGGCGGACAATCAAATCAAAATGGTATTCCAAACATGGGATCAAGTTTATCAAGTTTAACGAATTTGTTTAGATAGAGAATAATATGGCAGACGTTACTACAACAGGAAATTTACCTCAAGAACAAATAGATGAAACCTCCTCGTTCTTTAATAACTATTTTAGAGACCCAATAAGTGCCTCTCAGTTTACCAATGATGCTGTAGTAGGCTTTTTTGAAAATTATACTAAAAATAAAGATACTGCTAAAGTACTTGCGGCCGCAATATTACGGACAGCAGATGCACAAGGAATAGATCCAATGACGTTGGTACAAGAGTTCCAACAGTTGCAAGGACAAGAACTCAACGCTTACTTAACTTTTATTTTAAATCTTAATAGAATAGGCACAAGTCTATTAGGTATTTCAAACAATCCACAGCAGAGTCAATACATAATCCGTTCAATACTTCCTTAATGTCATGGCCAAATACGCACAAGGAAAATATCAAGTAAAAAATCTAGACAAGTTTGTAGGTAAACGACTACCTACATATCGTTCAAGTTGGGAGTTTGCTTTCTGTAATTTCTGTGATAACAATCCAAGTGTTATACAATGGTCAAGTGAAGGACTAAAAATACCTTATAAGAATCCAGTAACTGGTAAACAAACAGTATATGTACCAGACTTCCTAATAATGTATCAAGACAAAAATGAAAGAAAGCATACAGAACTGATTGAAATTAAACCAAGCACACAGGTCACAATGGAAACAGCACGATCAGTTAAAGACAAGTATGCTGTTGCTATTAATTTTGCTAAATGGGCCGCGGCTGATGCCTGGTGTAAAGCAAATGGAATTACATTCAGAGTAGTCACTGAATTTGATATCTTTAAAAATACTAAGCGGTAAGATATAAGCGGTAAATAATTTACTATGACAAAAAAACTAGAAGAATTATTTAATTTGCCTGATGCAGAGGAAAATACGGAAAACAATGACACCGAAAGTACTGCTAAGGCAACTACATCTATAGAAGAAAATCGTGCATTAATTCAAGAAGTTGATGCCGCCATTGATAAGATTGATGCCGCCTTACCAGGTGTTAGAGATTTAGATTCAAGTGACCAAGAACTTGATGAATTAAGTGCGTTAGCAAAAGAAAAGTTTCAGGATCTGATTGATCTAGGTATGAATGTAGAAGCACGTTATAGTGGACATATCTTAGCAACAGCAGGAACCTTGCTAGGACATGCTATCACAGCAAAAGAAGCAAAACTTAAAAAGAAATTACAAATGGTTGATCTACAACTTAAAAAAGCAAGACTAGATCATCAAACAAAACAGTCTGATGGTGAAAAACTAATTGATGCTGAAGATGGCCAAGGAGTAATACTTGATCGTAATGAGTTATTGAAGCAGATTCTAGGTAATAAAGACAAGTAAAAAACCTAGTTTTAGCATAAATAACAATAAGGAACAAAAATATGAAAACATTTATAGAATATTTACAAGAAAGTCAAAAAACTTACGAATGGAAAATTAAGATTGCCAACAGTGATCCAAATGAATGTATGGATTGCCTAGAAGCATGTCTTGAAGGTTATCATTTAGACAGTATTACAAAACCTAAATCATTACCAATTACAGAAAGTCACATTGATTTTCCAAGTATGAAATCACCTGAAGTGTGGGTACTAGAGGCTGTGTTAAAATATCCTGTAATGGCTGATCAACTTAGAGCACTTATTGCTGAAAGAACAGACATTCCACAAAGTAACATAGTAGTTACTCCACAAAATCATCCAGAAGAACTTTGGAGAAACGGTGAAGGCGAACTTAAAGAATACAAACAAGGTGAAGCAGTACTAGACAAAGAATATGATGCATCTACTAAAGAACAACAAGACGCTAGTAAAGCCTATGCAGAGCGTACTCCTTTATTAAAAGAACTTTCAACTCCTAAAGTTGAAGCAGAAGGAAAAGACGACACTCCAGAAGGCAATGCTGGTAAAACATTAAATGACGTACCTGAAGGAACAGACAGTCCAGTAGGTAGTAAACAAAACGCTATTCCAAAAGCAAAATAAGGATCCTCGCAATGAGTAACAACATTTATGATATTATGGCTAAATTAAACAGTTTAACTACTGAGCCAAAACAAAAAGAAACGCAAGAAGAAACTGTATATGAAAATGTAGAGCCACGTGGCAGTATCATTGAAGCAGTTAAATCTCTTGCTAAAAAATATGAAGATTTTGTTACTGATGAAAACCAACAGTTAGACGAAAGACAATTTAGTGATAAGAAAACTTTTGACCAACTTGCGGAGCCGGGCGATACTTATAAAACTGCGGATGGCGGTACAGTCACAAAGACTGAAAAAGGTATCAAACACTCAGCACCAAGCGGTAAGTATGGTGCAGGCCCGGAAGACGACAAAGATGAACTTGACGAGAACACGTCTGAAAATACATTAGAGGAAAACAAGGAACTTCGTAACCATCCAATATACACTAAAGAAGAAGCCTGGGATCACTATCAGAAAGAACTAGCAGAACAAGAAACAGAAGAAACAGTTGACATTGAAGATGAACTCAATGAAATTAGTCGTCTAGCAGGTCTAGCAGAGAAAGTTGGTGGCAACAAATCACATGACTTTGTTGATGATGTAACACATAAAAAAGACAAAGAAGACTGTGATGAAGGATTTGACCCAGAATCATATGACAAAGAAATTGAATATGAATTTACTGGTGACGACGGTGAACCAGGATATGGACATGTACAATGTCATGTTAACGTAGTTGATGGTCGTCCAGTAGTAGATCCTACATCATTGAAAGCAACATGCAATGGTGATGGTAACAACAAACTAACAGATGAATGGTGCTCAGAAATGGTTGCTCCAGGTGGCTCAGAACATGAAGAAGCACTTAAAGCATGTCAAGAAGAATGCGATGACGAATGGGAATCAAGAGATGTTGACATACCAATGGACGAAGAACAATTAGAAGAAGGTCCTACACGTAAAGATTTCCAAATGGTAGCAGACTTACTTAAAAATATTGAAGACGAAGATAAGAAAGTAGAACTAGCAAATCATCATGCAGATATGTTTGCTAAACAAAATCCAAGATTTGATAAAGCAAGATTCTTATCAGCAGTTGGCTTAAATGAAGAACAAGTAGCAGAAGCATGTGGTGGCAAATATAAAAAAATGTCTGAAGATGATGTAGAAGAAGGCAACGAATTTTCAGGTGCTCTAGCACAGGCTAAGAAAGACGGTAAAAAAGAATTTGAAGTAGACGGTAAAACTTATAAGGTAGAAGAAAGCATGAACGAAGACATTAATGTTAGCATTAACGCTAGTGGCGAAGAAGATGCACTAAAACTTATGATGAAATTGGCTGGAGTACAAGCAGTAGCAGTACAACAAGAAGAAGCAATTGAAGAAGAACGTGATATTGAGTATGACAATACTCCAGAAGAACAAGTGGCACCAGTAAGTGCCGCAGTCCCAAGTGGCACTGATTATCATAAGTCTAAAAAGCAAGATCCTGCAACTGCAAACAAAGCGGCTAATCCTTTAGCAGAAGATGAAGAAGAAAACTTAGAAGAAGGCCTTTGGACGGCTTATCAAGACATGATTGCAGAAATTAAAAAAGATGAAAACGCTTAAAGATCACTTAAACAAACTACAAGAAAGCACCAACTCTGATGTTGGTGTTTCTTTATCAAATCAACCAGTAGAAGAAGGCTTAGAAGACGTTAAACCAAAAGACGAAGAAGCACGTCAAATCCTTAACATGCTGAGAGTATTCTTTGATGATCGAGAAGGTTATCAAGACGCAGTAGCACTTGACGCTGTAGACTATCTACATAAAAAAGGCCTATTAAAAGATTTTACTAACTCATTACCATACTTTGATGAAGACTATGAAGAGTTTTTAGATTCGTATCCTAAAGACTGGTTAGAAAAACGCTTTGGTATAACAGAAGATTCAGTCAATGAAGGCTATAAAGGATGGACATACTCATCATACGAAGAAGATTATGATGACGTAGTAAAACTATCACACGTTGCTACTAAAGACGGTAAAGAAGTATCAATGGATTGGTCACCATACAACAAACCAACTGACGAAGAGTTTAAGTTATGGGTTGATTTAGGTATGCCAACACGTAAAGCAGTTGATGGAATTGGCCCACTAGATAAAGATGATTTACTAGCCTTAGCAAAAACTAAACAAGGCACACATGATTTACTAAAAAGAGAACTTGACGAAATTAAACGTTTAAGTGGTTTACCTATCAATGAAGATAAACAAGAC